TATTTTATAATCATATGTAGAACTTTATAATTATTTATAGATCTTTATAATAATTTATAATAATTTATAATAATTTATAATAATTTATAATAATTTATAATAATTTATAGATCTTTATAATCATATATAGATCTTTATAATAATTTATAGATCTTTATAATCATATATAGATCTTTATAATAATTTATAGATCTTTATAATATTTTACAATAATTTATAATAATTTATAATAATTTATAATAATTTATAATAATTTATAGATCTTTATAATCATTTATAGATCTTTATAATCATATATAGATCTTTATAATATTTTACAATAATTTATAATAATTTATAGATCTTTATAATCATATGTAGAACTTTATAATTTTTAATAAATATAGTTTATTAACAAAAAAATAAATTATTCTTTAAATATATTTAAAGAGATTTAGGATGAGTATGTGCTTTCATTTCTAAAGATGCATTAGTTGCCTCTGGATCTGTATCAAAGGATGATTCTGTTGGTATTAATGCAGTAGATTTATTACAACCTCCTTTAAATAAATTAATAATTTCAGTATCTTCTAAAGCATAATTGAAATATGTTAAATCTGATATTCCTACTTTTGTTGGGTTATCGTTAGCATTAGAACTTAATAAAACATTATTATCACTATCTATTTTATCTGTTCCAATATGTAAATCACTATTATTTGTTTTCATTGCAGTTGATTTATCTGCAAGTTCTCCATCTTTATTTAAATAAGCATAACCATTAAGATATAATTTTACAACTGCTTGATTTGAACTTACGAAAACATCATCTTCTGGTGATGTTTCACTTACTACTACTGTTATCATATTCCATTGGTCTCTCAAATCTTGTCTATTTGCTAAATCTTTTATACCTATTAAATTATTATCACTTGTTACCATATCTCCATTACAATTTTTATCACCAGTATTCGCACCTGAATGAAATACATCCGGATGTTGAATACTATTAAATTCTACAATAATAGCATTTATTTGTTTACTTGCATTAAAATCTAAACGAACTAAAGGATTCTTTACTAAAAACCAACCATTATCACTATTATTTGTATCACATCTAAAATCACTATTATATTTTACTAATTCATTACTTCCTTTATTAAATAATACTAATGTTTTATTTTCAGACACTTCTTTGACAGATTCAGGAAAATATAACCAAAAATTATAACTATAAACAGAACCACCTTTTTGATTTATCGAAGGACTTAAATCAACATAAGTTCCTTTACTTTTATCTCGTGTATTAAAACTAATTTTATTACCAACTTTATATTCATATACTCCATCTATTATTTGTGTCTTTTTTTTTATAGTTGTTGGTGTTATTATATCTAATAATATTTCTCTTGCATTTTTGTTATACATACCATAAGCTAATACACCCATTAACACAATTATAATAATTGCTATTATTATTTGAATTAATACATATATCATTTTAATTTAACAAATAGATAAAAAAATATATTAATCTGATAACTTGTAAAGTGGCGATCTTACACCATATCCTAAAGAAGCTAGAAGACCATCAATAGGACCTTCACTATATATGTTATATATATCACGACTATTTAAATCATAATTATGAATACCTACTTTACTTAATAATCCATTAAATCCATATGTAGCTGTATTATCACCGCCTACAATTAATTTTCCTGTTTTATCCAAATTTAAATAATTTAACTGCTTTTTATTACCATCTGTTCCATCTTTATTATTTGTAGTTGAACTTACTAATTGTGCATCCATATATAAACTTATTGTTGCACCTTGATAATCATCTGATATTACTACCGCAATATGAACCCATCGTTGCATCGGTAAATAATCAAATGCTACTGTATTATCTGTTGAATCAGTTATCTTATCTATACTGTCAAGACTTTGTATCTTGTCAGTATCAGTAGATGGGAAATGTATAAGTAATTTTGAATCTTTTAATATAACAATAGGCGAATTAGATATTTTATCAATACCATCATCACCAATTGAAAATATATGTTTAGGTTTTCCACTTGCATTATTAACATCATTTACATAAACCCAAAATGTATAAGTTCTTCGATTTCCATTACCAGCAGATGGGAAATTTTCAATTAATATAGATGATTCAACATTGCCTTTAATTGGAAATTTAGTTTTTTCAATAATAATTGATTTTTTATTGAATACTGCATTTGCGATAAAATAATAAACAACTGCAACACATATAATAGCAATTACAATTACAGCTATAAGACCATATAATACACTGGGATTACTTAACATTTCAGTGGTTTTTTCAAAAGCAACCCCTAATTCTTCACTAACTTTAGCAGTAGTATTTGAAGCTATATCTTTAACACTATCAACAGCATTATTTGCTAATCCAGATACAACATTTACGCCTTTATCCGCGGTAGATTCTTCTTCACTATCTGTAGTTTGACGATCTTTTTCTTCTTTATCCGCCATAGCTATATACCTTTATTATATCATAATAGATATTTTCTTTTCAAGTTATCTAATATATTATTATCCATTTTAACAAATGCTTCTATATAATTCAAATCTAACATAAATTCGCGATATTTATGTATTATTTTACGATTTATTTTACGTTTTATATTAACTATATAATCTTCAACTAATATTGTTGATTTTTTTAAGAAATTATTTGGTATATCTTCAATACAAATCACTTTTATATATATAATTATTTGAGATTTTATATCATCTAAAGCATTCCAAAAACCTTTTTCATTTATTACATTATCATTTATTATTATTATTTTTTGTTTATTTGATTTATTAATACATTCCAATATAGATACTCGTGTTGCCATTATTATTTTTTGATGTAATTCATTGAAGTTTTCTACATATAATATTTCATAATCATTTAATTCAGTTTCATCAAAATTAATATCTACAAATATCAATTTCGCCATATAACCAGTGTAATTATATATATAAATAATATTAATATAGGAGATAATAAATATAAAGAAAATAAAGATTTATTTTCATCGGCATATCCTATTGTTTTTAATTTTCCAGATTCATTAAACATTAAAGACGGTTCAAATAAATATAATATACTTAATATAACTATATATACTAACAAAGTTATTAATATTCTTAACATTTTATTTAACATTTTATTTTATTATAAACAAATGATCAAGTTATTTATTATCATATTTATTATACTTATTCTGTATCTTTTATTATTTAATAAATCGAAACTTATTGAATACCTAGATAATAAAAAATACTTCTTTTATATTTCCAAATCACCCAACTTATATTGCACACATAATATTCATCAAAGAAAAATTGGATATATATCAGATATTGATAAGAATTTTATTAATGCTATCAGTAAATCTTATCGTATTAAACCATCTAAACTTATTAAATTAAATCCAAAAGTTCCTATTTTTGATAATGTTGATTTTGGCATTATATCCGTTTCCAAAAATAGTAATATCTTTAATGTTATATCTGATTTTGATTTATTCATCTATTCATTTGATAATATTGATATTGATAGAATTAACATATTTATGGAAAATATTAAAATACAAGATGATTTTAATATTAAAGAATTTTGGAATTTTAATAAAAAAATAACTACAAATAAAACAACAGGATTATATATTGATTCTACTGAAAATTTTATTACTCGATTAAAAAGAGATCCGGAAATCGAAAATCCTAAATACCATTGTTATAATGATAAAACAAATATTAATAAACAATTATGTAATATGAAATACGATACATTTGGTAATATTAAAAATCCACAAACAATATGGGATAAACCTTGTGAAAAAAATGAAGATTGCCCGTTTTATAATAAAAATAAACAACATCAAACTCATAAAGGTAAATGTATTGATAATTATTGTGAATTACCAATCGGTGTTAAAAGATTAAGTTATACAAAATATGATGATTCAGGTATTGTTAATAAACCATTTTGTCATAATACCGAAGAATGTAATGATGATAGTGATTATGTTTTTGCTTAAATAATTACATTGTATTATAATAAAATTATGGAAACTATAATAAAAATTGTTATAATTTTAGTTTTAATAATAATTTATTTTATGACTATGAAAAATTGTATGGAAAACTTCGCTATTCTACCATATAATTCTAAATTAAATACTAGCAATAAATCAAACGCACTAAAAGATCGTCATCAAATTGATAGTATTGATATTGATATTAATACAAATGAAAATAGTTATTATTATGAATTTTCAAATGAAAAATATTTAGAATTACTTATTTCAATGTTTAATCCTTCTGCACCTGAAAAATACATCATTTTAAGAAATAATGAATGGCAAACTGAAATTGATTCAACTATTACAGCTATTTACAATAAAGCTTATCAATTTATTTCAAATAAAATTGCGGAAAATACACCTGATATACAAATTGTTCATGATCTTTTAATTCAATATAAAAAAGACGAAGAAAAACAAGAATACTTATTAGAAATCGATATGATATTATATCGCAATTATAAATTAAATGGAAAACACGTTAATTTCTTAATTTATGTTAATCATACAAGAGAAAGAGTTATTGATATTAATATTAAAGGTGTTGTTGGTGAAGATAAAATTGGCTTACATCCTATAGTTCCTAAAGATACTACTGATTATGTATCTTTTGAATCTATTGATAAATTAATCATAGAATGATTGATCATTATTATCATCACCTTTATAAATTACTACTGGATCATTATTATAATCATCATTATTATAATGATAATCATCATAGGATTTTATAATACCAGATTGTTTTAACATCATTGCTACTTCTTTATCATCCGAACTTAAACTTTCTAAAATATTAATTGCTTCTACTTTTAATTTTTCACGATAATCTGTTATTGATTTATTATATTCCTCCCGTGTTAAAATTGTTTTTGAACTTAATTTCTTTATTCTTTCAAAAATATCAGTATTCTTATCAGAATTGAAATGTGTTAAATATGTTGCACTTAAATATATATACATTTTTTTTCGTTTTGTTGTAAAATTAATATCATTACAACAACTATTTTCTAGTATAGCTATTTGATCATAAAAATATGATGAATCATCCAAACAACCTGCCAATAATAAAATCTTCAAATTATGAACTATATTACATTTATCTATAATAAATTTCTCTAACGAAAAATGATCCTTTGTATGAATAACATTCATCATAAAATCTTTTACACACTTTTTAACATAATTATTCAATAAACTTTGATTCTCTAAATATTTATTTATTTCATCATCGTCTATTTCTATATTATAATTATCAATATTATCATCTTCATCATCCTCATTTTTATATAATATTATATCATTATTCTCTATTTCTTCAGGTAAATATGTTGTTGCTTCCCAAGGTTTTTCGTTTTTTTCATAAGAAATTAACGTTTCATTATAATATGTTTGAATGTATTTTAAGTATTGATCAGTTTTTTTTATTATATCATTATAAGCTTCAAAATCTTGATTTAATAATTGAGGACAACAACCCGATATAAAATTATTTACACGACCTAAACTTTTTGGAACTATATATTTTAATGCTCTCACATAATTTATATATTTTATATCATTATCCGCATTCTTCAATTGTATTACTAATTTTTTATAAAACTTACTATCTACATCCTTTATTTTATCATAAATATCCTTTTCATACAATTCCTTCAATTCAAATAATTTATCTTTACAAGATTCATTTGTTAATATTAATTTCTTTAATTTCTTTTCTATATCTTTATCACTATGATAATGTTCTGTATTCGTTGATATATTCATAAAACAACATTTTATATAACTATATATTGATTTATTTTTTGGAAAAATTACTTTTAAATCACCCAAATGATCTTCTATTTTAATTGGTTCTTCATATTCATAAAAATAATTTATACATTCGTTATTTAATTGCAAATCTTCATATTGATTATTATAAAAATTAGTTTGAATTGTAAAATATAAATAAAATAACATACTCTCAATCCTCTTATTATCACTAAAATTATTCATATATTCTAACATTTCATCGATATCTATATTTAAATCATTACTTATCTCACTAATCATACTTTTTTCAAATAAATTTGTTTCATCTTCCACTTTTTGAGTTCCTATATTTTTTATTATATTTCCATAATCTGTATATTTTTCATTATGATCATCTTCGTCTTCATTATCTATTATTTCTATTAAATCTTTTTCAAAATTATATTCATTTTTAAATACTTTATCTCTATTATTACAAATTGGTATTAATTCATTTATTTCATTATTTTTATTATCCTTTAATTTTGTTAAAATTATTAATAATCTTTCAATTTCTTTCTTTTTTAAATAATTATTTGCATTATCATATACACTTTCTACATCTATATTATCATCACCTATATTTTTATATAAATCTTTTATTGAACTAAATATATTTACAGTTGTATCATTTAAATTTAAATTTATATCTGATAATTTATTTAATATCTCTATGATCTCTTCATTATCATAATTCTCTAAACTCTTTGTTATATATTTATTTATATCATCATCCCAAAATATTATATCCTTCAATTCATCTAATACTATTTTATTATCCTTTTTCTTTGGTTCTATACATCTCTCTATTCTATCATATTCATCATCTTGCATATTTTCTATGTCTTTTCCATATCTCTTCATCACATCATTTACATAATCAAAATCATTATCTTTAAATTCTAACTCTAATTCTTTAATTTCTAGTTGAATACTATGTAATTTAGAATATAAACTTTCCCGTATATTCGTCTTATATAAATATAATTCTTCTTGAATTAATTGTTTCGGTATATCACAACCTATTTTTAAATAATGATCTTTATTAATTACATTAATAAAATCATCAATGTAATTTACATCATCCTCAAAATTAAATGGATTATTAAATAATTTTATTAATAATTCTTCTTTATTTTTATAACGATTCTTATACATTTTTATATATTGTATTTCATCTCGAACATCATATGTAATATTATCTGATAATATATATACTTTTTCTAATTTATTTTTATTTGTTAAAAAATCATCAATATAATCATCAACAATTGCTTTTGATTTATATTCATTATCAAAAAAATCATTAAAATAATATTTTAATTCTTCTTTTGAAAATATATTAATCGCATTTTCTAACCTTGGAATATATTTTATTAATATTTCGGGTAATTCATCATCCATATTTTATCTTATTGTTTTAAAAAAGTTTCTTTTATTAAATGTAATTTATTTTCTATTATCTCATTACATATATTTTTCATTAAATTCATATAATATTCTTTTCCTTTTTCCTCATTTAATGTCATTCTTATTGTTAATACTTTTTCTAATGGATGTTTTACAATATAACCCACATACGTACATATAATATTATCTATCGTTTTCTTTTTTGGAATTACATAATTATTAAATACATAAGATTGAATTATATTCCCTATTGTATCATTTTCATCTGGTATATTAAAATCATATGTTAAATTATTATTTTCATATTTTTCTATTGTTGCTTTATCAATTAATGTTACTAATTTATTTATTAAAACATCAATTGCTTTTAATAACATATATTTATGACTTATTGTATTATTTATTAATTCAAATTCAAATATATATTCACCATCTATATAATCCCTCTCTTGTTCTATAATACTTTTCGTTTTTACAAATTCATTTTTTGGTTTGTTGAATACCGTTATACCAGAAATTATATTAAATGATGCATTCTTTCTTCCCGTTTCTTTAACCGCTTCAGCTTTTAAATGTAATTCTTCATTTTTACGCAATTTTGTTATCATTATTGGTGATTTAAAGAAATTCTTTATTTCTTTTCCATCCTGCTTTACAATTAAATTTTTTGTTGTTATTAATTTTATACCCTCTGTTTCAGAACAACTCTCATTTAATTCAATTTCAAACTTATTCTCGTCAAATATAAATTTATCATTATATTCTTCTGTAATATCCAATGGTATTAAAGCTATACGATTTGCTATAATTTCATTATTCAATACCGTTGTATTTTTTATAATATTTACAGTACTATCAATCCCATTCCCTATAAATCCCAATATTGGAATATCCATAAGTAATACACGTCTAATTCCATTTAATATAGATAAATCTACATCTTTCATTGTAAAACTTATTCTATTTGTTTTTTCATTATAATGAAACATTTATATTATTAGTATAAATTAATCATTTTTTATATAAAACTGTTATATTATTAATAATATTAAAAATGTTCTTATTTTATAGTGATTCTTGTAGTCATTGCACTATGTTAATAGAAACATTAAAAACTTTAGATAAACATAAAATAATTAAACTTATATCTATCGATTATTTAAAATCAAATCAAATTATCTTTGATCATAGAATCACTCACGTTCCTGCAATGTTATTACCTGATATTAATAAAATATTATTTGGTAAAGACGTTTTTGATCATCTATTATTACCAGGTAAAGGCATTTTATTAAATACTTCAAACACTAATCCTTCTAATCCTTCTAATCCTTCTGACCCTTCTGACCCTTCTGGCCCTTCTGGTATTGATTCATTTATTTCACAAAGTTATGAAAATATTGACGAAACTGATCAATATTTAACTGGACCTGTCACTATTTGGGAAAAATTAGATGAAAAAACTGAAAAAATAGAAATTAATAATAAACCTATTGGTAATATTGATACTGAAAAAAGTCATAAGCAATTACCAAGTCTTGCAGAAATACAAAAAATGCGTGAATCTGCACTTCATTAAAAACATAGTTTAGATATAAAGATATTGAATAAATATATTAAGTAAAATGACTACTTATATTTTTAATCAATATTTCTTAACATTTATTAAAACTGTTAAAAAAAATGCTAAACCCTTAAAAGAAAAAAAAGCTATTGCTAGAGATACATTAAATAAAATACACGCTTTTTATAATACTTTTGATAATAAATCTAATGACTATTTAAATTATTATTCTACAATATTTACCGATTTTATTACCAATACACTTGTTGATTGTAATAAAGACGAAATTGAAAAATGGTTTGAAGACAATCAAGATCTTAATATTCTTCAAAATATTCCACTTAAAAATATTAAATTTATTTTAAAAAAAACTACAATTTTACACCAATTTATATTAATTTTTCATTTATTTAAAAATACTGATCTTACAGAAGATAATATTAAAAATATTATGCAAAAACTTAAAGGCATCACCATTGAAGATGATATTATCCCTGAAAAATATAGAAAAATTGTTAATCGTATTGCAGAACTTGCTATTGAAAATAAAACCGGATTTTCTATGGAAGATATTGAAGATACTAGTATTGGTAAATTAGCTAAAGAAATTATGGAAGATGTTGATATTGAAAAAGTTAAAAAATCAATAAATACTGAAGGAGATATATTAGGTGCTTTATCAGATCCTGATAATGGTATTGGTAATTTAATTTCAGATGTTAGTCAAAAAATGGCAACTAAATTAAAAAGTGGCGAACTTAAACAAGATGCATTATTAAAAGATGCACTTAGTATGGCTGGTAAATTACCCGGAATGTCAGGTGGCGGTGGTAGTAATGATGGAACTCCTGATATTGGAAACATTATGAAAATGATGTCAGGTATGATGGGAGGTGGAAATATGCCCTCATCTCGTTCTGTTCAACGTAAAATGGATAAAAAAACTAAATTAAAAAAGAAATTAGATAGTAAAAATAAAGAATGAGTGTTTTTTGGTTAAATGATCCATCTGTATTATTTAAAGAAATACCAGATAATATCACTTTTATTGATAAATTAAATATTATCTTCTTAATTAGTATTCTCATTAGCATTATATTAGTTTTAATTAATAATTTTGAATTATCTTATTTAGCTTTAACCATTATTGTAGGTATTATAACTTTTATCATTTATGAACACAAATATGTTTATAATGTTGAAAATTTTAATTCAAAATGTATTATGTCATCCATTAATAATCCTTTTATGAATCCTAATGTTCTAGATACTAAATATTCAAAACCTTGTGATATTAATAATGCTATTTTAAATAAAAACTTTTATACAAATACATTTAGAGATGTTAATGACTTTTATGAAAGAGGTTTATCTGTTAGACAATTTTATACAGTAGCTGGAAAAACTATCCCAAATGATCGTGATTCACTTGCACAATGGTTATATAATACAAATGATAATAAAAAATCTTGCAAACAAGGTAATGATTCTAGATGCCTTAAAAATATCAATTTAGATAGAGATGATTTAAGATATGTTGGACAATTTTCATCTTAAAAATATTATAATTAACTAATACAAATAAAAAATAAACTATTACAAATAATAAATGTATAATAAAAATTGTGATATTTATAATGATTCTTGTTGGATGGAATCCAAAGATATAAAAAATAAAAATATTGACGATTATATGCACTATAATACTAATTTTATAGAATGTAAAGACCCTAATGTAAGAATGCCCACATATTATACTGATCATATTAATTTAAGACCAGCACCTCATCCAAATGTTGCCAATCATCCTGATAGTTGTCTAATTGATCAAGAAAGTCAATTAAGAAATGATAAAACAAAACAAACACGTGATCGTTGCAATATACAATTATTTCATAGAATGTTTCAAGCTTGTCCTAATTTACGTCCTGGTGTTGGAGATCCTGATAAAGAATTAGACGTTTTATCTGGTTCCAGTAGCTCACATATTTATGATAAATGTAATGAAAAAATAATGGAAAAACAAACATATCACCCTATTCCAATGTTAGATTGTGTTGCAGAAATACAACATCCTGAACATATTGTTCCACAATGGATTCGTGGTGGCGAAGATACACGTAATTATATTAATCGTAAAAGATTTCTTGAAAAATGTAATTAATTTTTTATACTTTAATTGTTATTTTTTTGCTTGATACAAAGTATTTATTCATTGGATCTTTCTTTTCTTTTAAATTCTACTATATTACATATATTATATCATAATTCACTTAATTTACTATAATTCACTTAATTCACTTAATTTACTATAATTCACTTAATTTACTATAATTCACTTAATTTACTATAATTCACTTAATTTACTATAATTCACTTAATTTACTATAATTCACTTAATTTACTTAATTCACTTAATTTACTATAATTCACTTAATTTACTATAATTCACTTAATTTACTTGATTTACTTGATTTACTATAATTAACTATAATTCACTTAATTTACTTGATTTACTATAATTCACTTAATTTACTTGATTTACTTGATTTACTATAATTCACTTAATTTACTTGATTTACTATAATTTACTATAATTCACTTGATTTACTTGATTTACTATAATTCACTTAATTTACTATAATTTACTATAATTCACTTAATTTACTATAATTTACTATAATTCACTTAATTTACTTAATTTACTATAATTCACTTAATTTACTATAATTCACTTAATTTACTATAATTCACTTAATTTACTATAATTCACTTAATTTACTATAATTCACTTGATTTACTATAATTCACTTAATTTACTATAATTCACTTAATTTACTATAATTCACTTAATTTACTATAATTCACTTGATTTACTTGATTTACTTGATTTACTTGATTTACTTGATTCACTTGATTTACTTGATTCACTTAATTTACTTGATTCACTTGATTTTAATTTTATTATTGTTTTCTTTATACAATACTTATCTTCCATTTCTTCATTATTATAACTTATTTCTAATTCAATTAGTGATATATTTTTATCTGTATATTTTCTTGATATATTTCTTTTTAGTGTTAATACACAATTTCTTGGTAATATAATTTCATCTTCTGAAATAACTGCTATTTTAGAATTATCAATATAAGGAACACCTTTACATAATTTAATTTTATATAAAACTTTTGATGCAAAATTATTTGCAATTTCTTCATCTTTTGATAAAGATATAAAATCATTAATTTTTATAGATTTATTTCTTGAAAAATCATATTCTTTTGACATACCTCTAAATAAAAAAAATTCGGATTTTCTTTTATTTACAATTGAATAATGCAAAAACATTTCATCAAAAATATTTGTTTGTTTTTTACCAAAATTTTTAATATGTTTTTTTATATTATTATCATCCAATATAAAATATTTTTCTTCTAATTCTTCAAAATATAAAGGATATATTACTTTATCGTTATGATCTTGATAATTATGTGTTAATCGTAAATATAAAAAATAGTTTTTATTATTAAATTCAAAATAAACTAATAATTCATTTGTATGTGTTGAATTATCATAATCAAAATATTCTTTAAAAGGTATTATTTTTTTTACACTTATATTTTTATTATTTATTGAGCATTTTATTAAATCATATAGATTTTCATTTATATACGAATCTATCAAATAATTAATATCAATTGATTTAATTATATTTTTATAATATGTATCACCATCTATTATATTAAATTCATTTTTAGATTCTATAATTTTAATATTAAAATTTTTTTTTAATTCTTCTGCAGATTTAAATGATTTATATTTTAAATCTAAATTTATTTCATTAATTGTAGTTTTCATATAATTATAAAAAGCGGTATAAAATGCTAAAGCTATTTTATATTTTCTATTTGAATCTTCAAATATATCATATGTTTTTAAACTTTTTAAATTTAATGAAGAAGTAGGATTTATATCGACTAATCCTATATTTATATCTTCATCCGCAAATAAAACATTTAAATCATCTTTTTTAATTAAAAAATCTACATTTTCTTCTTTTATTTCTAGTATAAAATGTCTATTTTTTAAATTATTTTGTAATTTTGATATTTTTTTTTCTTCAAATACAAATTTATTATTATTTATTAAAGGTAAATTTATATATTTAGTTTTATTAGATAACGTTTCTTTTTTTAATAAAATATTATTTATTTTTTTACATTTTACATATTTTATATTTTTTAATATTAAATTAATATCATAACCTGTTAATTTATTATCATATTCTAATATTATATTTGTATCTTTTAATAACAACCATTGATCATAATCAATTTCTTTTTGTTCTATAATATCAAATACTTTTTTAACAGTTTGTAATGGTTTAATTAATTTTTTTATAGGTTTTGGCAATGGAATTAATTTTTTTAAAGGTTTTAGTAATGGAACTATTTTTTTTGTAGGTCTTGGCAATGGAATTAATGTTTTTTTTGTAGGTCTTGGCAATGGAACTAATGTTTTTTTTACACTAATAGATAATATTTTTTTATATTTTTTTAATAATATTTTAAGTCTATTTAATGCTTCTTTTGCATCACATCTTTTATCTGGATCAATATGTATCATAGGAATAATAACAGTTTTTATAAAATCATTATAATATTTATTATTATTAATTTTTTTTATATGATAGATAATTTCAATAAATGTCATTCCTAATGAATATACATCAATCTTTGATACATATTCTTTATTAAATTTTTCTTTAAATAAATCTTTATTTTGTAAAGATTTTTTAATTAGTTTATCAATTTCTGTAGGAATATCTATAAATTGAGACATAAAATGTATATAAGATTTTTTATTGTATAAATCATAATTACATAGTATACTTTGACTATTAATATTAAAGTTATGTAAAATTAATTTTGAATATATTTTAAATTCTGGTGGAAAATAAGGATATGAATGTTGCAATAAATAATCATTTTCAATTGTACCAATTTTATTATAAGTCGTTAATAAACCAAAATCAATAATATATAACTTATTTAATTCAGAATTATATAAAATATTAGATGGTTTTATATCACAATGTATTAATTTTTGATCATTAAGAACAACTAAACCTTTTAATAATGGTAAAAATAATTCTATAAGATCATCAATATAAATATTATTTAAATTATTATTAATTAATTTAACTAAATCTATTCCTCCATTATTATAAATTAATTGATGAATATTAGTTGCTTCTTTTAAATCAATTAAATTACATTTATTAATATCATCATTTTCTTCAATATTTTGTATGTTAACAATACAATCACCAAAATAACGAACAGACCATTTACCTTCTTTATCTAATTTATGTATTTGCTCTGCTAATTCTTTTTCTTCTTCCATTGTAGCTTTATTTTGAAATATTTTACCAATTTGTGATTTATTTGTTTTTTTTTTACATTTTAATGGTGGTGTAAATACACAACCATAAGTTCCTTCTGCAATATAAGACATTTATTACATTAGTCGAAAAAAATAAATACAATTAAAAAATATTTAAGTATTTATATTTAAAATAATTAATATTTTGATATATAAATAAATTATATACAAATAAACCTTTATTTAATTAAACTATATAAAAACTTAATTAAAACAATTAAATACAACTAAGATGGCTGAAACCTTTTCATTTGATACTGATATTTCAGCACTTTTAAAACTTATTATTAATAATTTTTATTCTAATAAAGATATATTTTTAAGAGAACTTATTTCAAATGCTAGTGATAGTATAGATAAATATAATCACTTTTGTATTATTAACAAACCCGAAAATAAAGTAGATAATTGTATTACACTTCTACCTGATAAAGAAAAAAAAACACTTCATATTATCGACACTGGTATTGGTATGAATAAAGAAGAACTTATTAAAAATATTGGAACAATTGCTAATTCAGGAACTAAAGCATTTATGGAAAAAGTTAAAGATAGCAACTTAATTGGTCAATTTGGTGTAGGTTTTTATTCAGGATTCTTAGTATCAAACGAAATTTCTATTATTACAAAAAAAGCAGATTCAGGATATTTTAAATGGACTTCCGATGCTGGAGGACAATATGTTATTGAAGAACTCACTCAAGATAATCTTAAAGAACATATTCATCCTGATTATAATCTTACACAAGGAACTATTATCAAATGTTCTTTATTAGATGAAGTTACAGATAAATATACTGATATTAATAAATTAAAAGATATTGTTAAAGAACATTCACAATATATTAATTATCCTATAAAGGTTTTTATAAAAAAAGAAGAAACAAAAGAAGTTGAAGATGAAGAAGCTTCTTTAGAAGAAGATGTTTCAGTTACCGAAGGTTCTTCTAATATTGATTCATCAAATTTAAATGATGTTACAATTGAAGATGTTGAAGAAAAACCTAAGAAAATGAAGAAAATTACGGAAACAATCAAAGAATTTCAATTAATAAATGAAACTAAACCAATTTGGACACAATCAAGTAATGAAATTACTGAAGATGATTATAATGGATTTTATAAATCATTATCAAATGATAATGAAAAACCTTATACATATAAACATATTAGTGGTGAAGGACAAATAGAATATAAAGGTATTTTATATTTACCTAAAAAAATTAAGAATAATGTATTTGAAAGAGGTGTAAAACAAAATAATATTAAATTATATGTTCGTAAAGTTTTTGTTAGTGATAATAGCGCAGTATTATGTCCTGAATGGCTTCATTTCATTTCAGGTGTTATCGATACTGATGATCTACCTCTCAATGTTTCACGTGAAATTTTACAAGAAAATAAAGTTATTAAAGTTATTAAGAAAGCAGTGGTTAAGAAAAGTATTGATATGTTAAAATCCGCTATGAATGATATGGATAATTATCTTAAAATCTATAAAACTTATCAGAAAAATATTAAACTTGGAGTTTATGAAGAAAGCGGAGATCGCGAACGAGTATCAGATCTTTTAATGTTTTATTCTGCTAATTCACCCGATAAAATGATCACATTTGATGATTATATCACCGCAATGAACGAAAATCAAAAACATATATATTATATCTCTGGTGATAATATGGATATACTTAAAACATCTCCATTCTTAGATCGCTTTAAGAAAAATGATCTTGATGTTCTATTTATGACCGACCCTGTTGATGAATATATGTGTCAAAGACTTATGCAATATAAAGAATGCACTTTAACTTGTATCACTAAAGGAGATATTGAATTACCCAATACTACAGATGCCGATAAAGAATTAATGAAAAAACAAAAAGAAGATTATAACACACTTTGCGATTATATTAAACGCACTTATACTAATTTTAGTGATGTTAAAATTACAAATAAAGTTGCAGAATTACCTTGTATTGTTTCTTCACCTGAAAATGGATTTTCAGCTAATATGGAGAAAATAATTAAATCACAAACATTAGGACAAACTAATAATACTAATGGTATGTTAAATAAAAGAGTTTTAGAAATAAATCCTTTACATCCTATTATTAAGAAAATTAAAAATATTAATGATACTGACGAATATAAATCTTTAAGAGATTTATTAGATCTTGTTATTAATAGTGCTTTACTTTATTCAGGTTATCAAATTATTAAACCTGTCGATTTCTCTAAAAAAGTTCTTAATGTTGTTATGCTTGGTATGGAAATTACTGATGAAGAAGAAGAAATTATTGAACCTATTAAATCCAAAGATCCTTTCAATGAAGTTGAAACAATTGATATGACTAATGTTGATTAAATAATATTTTATAATAAGAAAATAAGAAAATATGAAAAATGTTATCTTATTATTAGTTTTTATTGGAATCTTAGTTATAGTTCAAGGCTATTATGAAAATAAGATTAGTTCCGTTAAAAAACAAAAGACTATTACTAAATATGTACCTTTACACACATATGAAGGAAAAATGAATGGAGCTGAATCAATTGATAATCAATTTAAAAGTTCTTATGAGAAAATTATAAATACAAATAATAAAAATGTATAAACTATTCACATCTACACCTATTGAATTTAAAAAACACTGTGTTACATTTAATAACAATAAACAAGAAGAATTAAATACTCTTCTCAATTTACGTGATTCATATATTACAAATATATCATCCAAAAGACTAGATTATGATACTCAATATGATGATTATTTAACTAAATACTTAAATACAAATGATTATATTGAAAAAGTTAATTTATTTAAAACATTTTATCCAATTAAAAAACCTGAATTCGATATTTATACTTACCAAAATTATTTTGAGTTAAAAGAACTAAAAGCAACAAGTGAAACTAATGAATCAGATGAAAATTAATTCTAAATTTGAATTTCAATTTATTCCTTTTATTTTATCATTTATCGTTGGTGTCATTTATATTGTTATTACTAACAATACGAAAGAAAAAATAGTTAAAACACCTACACCATTCTCTAAAAATCTTTATTCAGATTTTGATGGTGAATGTTATAGGGTTGATGTTGTTGAAGCACAATGTCAAGGGACTGAACAAGAATTCAATCTTGCTATTTAATTTTTTAAATTATTTTTTTTTAATTAGAATATGCTAATCCACCCATACCACTTAATATACGAAGCACATTAAAATTTACTGCATATATATACAATAATCCTGATTCTTTACTATTTATTTGCAACTGGGCTGTATCAATACGAGACATATTTAATGTTCCTGATGGTTGATGTTCTTCCGGTTTTAATGCAAATGAATATAAATTAATACCTTTATTATTCGGTATATTTGTATGATGTTGATATGGTTGTACCAATGAAAAATATTCACCTGTTCTTTCTGCAAAACGATCATTTCCGTTTAATTGCAGTTTAGCCGTTGAAATTAAATTCTCTTTATTTTCATTATTATTTGTTGCATTTGTAAAATTATTCCAATTGATATTAGAACCATTATTTCCTTCTGGTCTTATAAACCATACAAGTTCTTTACAAGGATGATTGAAATTTAAACGTGATGATTTTATTGTTCCTGATGTTATACTTTCTTCTCCCGTAAATTGCAATTGTTCTATAAGATATTCGTGTGATAATTGTGCAAATCTTTTACGTTCATCTGTATCTAAGAAAATATAATCAACCCACAAAGTTGCACCAAATGATTCAAAATTATTTACATTATTTTCTATTGTAGTTGTAGTTCCATATATTATATCATCTGTATTTGTTGCTCTAATATCAGACATTGAATTAAATTCAATATTAACTTTTACTTCGTGATATTGTAAAGCTATTAAAGGTAATGCTAAACCTACATTACGACAAAACCAAAATTCAAGAGGTATATATAATTCTTCTGTTTTATTTTCTAATTTAATTGATCTATTTTCTTTATTACCACCAACCATTGAATAATATCCTTCCTTTTTTCCTTCATCTATTGTAAGTTCATTCCATATATACATCCATTCACCATATTGTTTATCAATACGTTGTCCTCCTATTTCTAATTCTACGTGTTTTATCATTTTATATCCATAAAATGGTTGAAGATATATTGGATTTGAATCTACTTTTACTAACACTTGTAAATATAATTTATGAATTAAATCACCATTACGAGATATCTGACAAGTAATACGATTCCCTAATTCTGCATTACCATTAAATGTTTGTTGTATTGATTCTAATGAAAAATTAGTATGACGACGATAAACTGTTTTAAAAAAAGTTATTTGAGGATTTCCAGTAAGATAAACATCTTGAGCACCGTAAGCTACTAGTTGTAATAAACCACCACCCATTTATTTAAAAATATATATTTATTTATAATATATTCATTTATGATTATGATATTTTACTATATTTAAAAATTAAAATATTATAAAATTAAAATGCTATTTAATCATAATTTTAAAAAACCTAATATGTGTTTTATAATACCTGATAAACAATGGTATTATAATGAAGATATGCTTATTACTAAACAATCTAATATTGAACAAATATTTATCAATGGTATTGAAAATACTTTATTATTATCTTCTATTTTTATTTGTTATTCAGTTATAACAGGTAATCATTCCTATTTTGTTAATAAATTAAATAAATTATCATCTAAACTTATGAATTTTAATAATTATTACTTTCAATGTGCTTTAACTAGTTCAATTATTTCATTATTTTTAGGGGTTAATACCGCATTAGGATATCCTAATATGATAAATAAAAAGAAATAAGTTATTATATATTTAGTTAGAATACGCAAGACCACCCATACCACTGAGGATACGGAGGACGTTGTAGGAATGAGCATAGATTTTGACTTCACCTGTTGCTTCTGAAATATCAGATATCTTAAGTTGAGCAGTATCAATACGAGACATATTTAATGTTCCGGATGGTTGATGTTCTTCTGGTTTTAATGCAAAAGAATATACATTGATATTGCAACCACTGTCTGGGATATTGGTATGATGTTGATAAGGTTGAACGTGAGTAAAATACTTTGTATCACGTTCCGCAAAACGATCATTACCGTTAAGCATGAGTTTAGTTTTTCCTAATACTTTTTTAGTCGTTTCTTGCCATATTAATTCTTTAACCGGATGATTGAAAGATAATTTAGCAGAAAGATTAGAGCTATTTATTGATTCTCCACCTGTGAATTGCACTTGTTCAATAAGGTATTCGTGAGATAATTGAGCAAAACGACGACGTTCGTCAGTATCTAAGAAGATGTAATCAGCCCATAAGGTGGCATCAGAGAAACCTGTAGAACTAAATTCAATATTGATTTTAACTTCGTGATATTGTAAAGCAATTAGCGGTAATGCTAAACCAATATTACGGCAGAACCAGAATTCAAGAGGAACATATGCTTTGGTATTCGGAATGGGGTCAATATTAGAAGTTGCTTTTATCATTTCATTATAACCATCTTCTTTTCCTGCAGGTAAAGTAAGTTCGTTCCAGATTTTCATCCAATCTCCGTATTGGCGATCTATTAATTGACCTCCAATTTCAACTTCTACTTTGGCAATACAGTCACGACCATCTGTTAAATGATCATCTGATGGATTTGTAAAAACTACATATAATTTATGAACTAAATCACCATTACGTGAGATTTGGCAAGTTACACGTTTTCCAATACCAGGGGTTCCGTTAAAAGTTTGTTGTATAGACTCAATAGAGAAGTTAGTATGACGACGATAAACTACTTTGAAGAAAGTGATCTGAGGGTTGCCTGTAAGATAGACATCTTGGGCACCATAAGCTACAAGTTGAAGTAGACCTCCACCCATTTTTAATATAAGCTAAGAAAATAATTTTTTATATATTAGATTTATTTTTACTAATATTTTATATAAAAATAATTTGAATGTTGATTTAGTTAGAATACGCAAGACCACCCATACCACTGAGAATACGGAGAACGTTATAGGAATGAGCATAGATTTTGACCGTTCCATCAGTTGCATCTGTTAATTGAAGTTGAGCAGTATCAATGCGAGACATATTAAGAGTTCCAGATGGTTGATGTTCTTCCGGTTTTAATGCAAAAGAATATACGTGGATATGTTTTGTAGCATTTGGTATATTGGTATGATGTTGATAGGGTTGAACCAGAGTAAAATAAGCTTCATCACGTTGTGCAAAACGATCATTACCGTTAAGCATAAGTTTGGCTTTTCCACAACTACCAGTATCACCTTTCCATATAAGTTCTTTAACAGGATGGTTGAAAGATAATTTAGCAGATAATTTACTAGAAGCTATAGTTTCACCACCTGTGAATTGCACTTGTTCAATAAGGTATTCGTGAGATAATTGAGCAAAACGACGACGTTCATCAGTATCTAAGAAGATGTAATCAGCCCATAAGGTGGCATCAGAGAAAGGAGTATCACTAAATTCAATATTGATTTTAACTTCGTGATATTGTAAAGCAATTAACGGTAATGCTAAACCAATATTACGGCAGAACCAGAATTCAAGAGGAACATATGCAGCTGTAGAAGCTGTTGCTTTAATCATATCATCATATCCTTGTTTCTTTCCTTTTGGTAAAGTAAGTTCATTCCAGATTTCCATCCAATCGCTATATTGACGATCAATTAATTGACCACCAATTTCTACTTCTACTTTTTTAATGCATTTACGAGCATCATTAATATTTGCTGTGTTTGTAAAAACTACATATAATTTATGAACTAAATCACCATTACGAGATATTTGGCAGGTTACACGTTTGTCAGGTTGAGCATTTCCGTTAAAGGTTTGTTGTATAGACTCAATAGAGAAATTAGTATGACGACGATAAACTACTTTGAAGAAAGTTATTTGAGGGTTGCCAGTAAGATAGACATCTTGGGCACCATAAGCTACAAGTTGAAGAAGACCTCCACCCATTTTGTATTTATTATTAATACAGAAAAAAAATAATTTGTTAATATATTTAGTTAGAATAAGCAAGACCACCCATTCCACTAAGAATACGAAGCACATTGTAATTCACAGCATACATATTAAGAGTTCCTGCAGCAGAACCAGAAGCAGTTCCGACAATAGCAGTTGCTGTATCAATACGAGACATATTAAGAGTTCCAGATGGTTGGTGTTCTTCCGGTTTTAATGCAAAAGAATATACGTGGATATTTGTTCCATCAGGAATATTTTCGTGGTGTTGATAAGGTTGAACGTGTGTGAAATATTTGGCATCACGCTTAGCAAAACGATCATTACCGTTAAGTTGAAGTTGGAAATCTGTAGTTGGTAAATTACTGAAATCAGTATCAGTAGCTTCTCTATTAACCCATACTAATTCTTTAACAGGGTGATTAAATGAAAGTTTGGATTTTGTTGTTGTAGCACCTGCTGCAATTGATTCACCACCAGTAAATTGAACTTGTTCAATAAGGTATTCATGGGATAATTGGGCAAAACGACGACGTTCGTCAGTATCTAAGAAGATATAATCAGCCCATAATTCTACATTTGAAACAGTTGCACCGTCACCAAGTGCTGTTTTTGAACCTAATGTAAGATTGATTTTAACTTCGTGATATTGTAAAGCAATTAATGGTAATGCTAAACCAATATTACGGCAAAACCAGAACTCAAGAGGAACATATACTGTGTTTACATTTGTATCACCACCATTATAATTAACCATTGTTTTAAAACCAGTTTCTTTACCTTTAGGAAGTGTAAGTTCATTCCAGATATTCATCCATTCACCATATTGACGATCAATCATTTGACCACCAATTTCAACTTCTACTTGTTCAATGAGTTTATGTCCAACCTTTTTAACACTATTAGTTCCTGCTTTCACTTTAGCTTGTAAGTATAACTTATGAACTAAATCACCATTACGGGAGATTTGGCAAGTTACACGCTGACCTAAGGTAGCATTTCCATTAAAGGTTTGTTGAATTGACTCAATAGAGAAGTTAGTATGACGACGATAAACTACTTTGAAGAAAGTTATTTGAGGGTTGCCAGTAAGATATACATCTTGGGCACCATAAGCTACAAGTTGAAGAAGACCTCCACCCATTTTATCTTTATTATTAGATAAGATAAAAAAATATTTGTTAAATAATTTATATTCTTAAATTATAATAATTATGTTTAAAATTACTGAATATTTTTCGTTTTATGTTTTATTATGGTATTTCTTATATATGTTAAATATTATACCTTTTAATCCTATTATTAGTTTCTATTTAATTTTATCATTTGTATCTTGGTTAATATGTTATATGATTTATCTTAAAATATCTACAAAAAAAATATTATATTTTATTTTAATTGGAGTTATTTTTGCAAAAATAATACCAATTTTAACATTGAAACATGTTTTTAATCCTATTGATCTTGTATTTGGTTATTCAATGTTTTTTATTTATTATATTATACTATATTATACAAAAAATGTTGAACCTATTCAACATTACTTAAACTTTGTTATATATTTACAAAAATTACCAAATAATCTTTCAATTTTAGATTTAATTAAAAATTTAATTAGAATAAGCTAAACCACCCATACCACTTAAAATACGTAAAACATTATAATTAACACCCCATACCCTTATTGTTCCTCCTTTTTTAGGTTTTACTACAAGTTTTGCAGTATCTATTCTTGACATATTTAATGTTCCTGATGGTTGATGTTCTTCCGGTTTTAATGCAAATGAATATACATTAATACCCGCATTACTTGGTATATTTGTGTGATGTTGATATGGTTGGACCAATGAAAAATAATCTCCATTTCTTTTTGCAAAACGATCATTTCCATTTAATTGTAAATTAGCTGAAGAAATTGAATTATTTCCATCTGGATCTATACCAAATAAGGTATTTTGAAGTAATGAATTTGAATTATTACCAAATCTATCGATTGCTTCACTATTAGAATCTGCAAATACTGTAGAATCCGTATAATTATACCATTGATTTTCTAAATTTGCTTTATCAGTATCATTAATAGTCCATATAATTTCTTTTACAGGGTGATTCATAACTAAAGATACACTTTGTTCATTTGTTCCACTAACTGTATTTTCATTCATTTGTACTTGTTCTATTAAATATTCGTGTGATAATTGAGCAAATCTTTTACGTTCATCTGTATCTAAAAATACATAATCACACCAAATCGTTGCATTCTTAATTGATTTTCTATTAACTGTTCCAGTTGTATTTTTAACATACGCAGTTCCATTATAAGTGCAATTATCAAAAGATTCTATTTCTATATTTATTTTTACTTCGTGATATTGAAGAGCAATTAATGGTAATGCTAAACCTATATTACGACAAAACCAAAATTCTAAAGGAATATATATTTTATTATCTTTAAAACTTGTCATATCAGAATCTGCACCAATCATTTCTTGATAACCATCCATTTTTCCAATAGGTAATGATAATTCATTCCAAATATACATCCAATGTGAATATTGTTTATCAATCTTTTGACCACCAATTTCAACTTCAACTGATTTTAATAAACGATGACCAATAAAATTAACATAACGATCTAAATCTTGTGTAAGAATATTAACAATACTATTTCCATCATATAATTTTTCTAATTCTACTTCTACATACATTTTATGCACTAAATCACCATTGCGAGATATTTGACACGATACACGATTTCCCCAATCAAAATTACCATTAATAGATTGTTGTATAGATTCTAATGAAAAATTAGTATGACGACGATATACAACCTTAAAAAAAGTAATTTGAGGATTTCCAGTTAAATAAACATCTTGCGCACCATAAGCAACTAATTGTAATAATCCACCTCCCATTTATTAATTAAGCATATAAAAAATTAACTTGCAAAAAGTATTTAAATATGATGAAAGAAAGATGTAGTAAGAAAAGAATACACGTAGTAGATAATACAAAAGAAATTTCAACATTAGACGATATTCATATTAATAGTATAAAAAAATTTGAAATTAAAAATAAAAGAATTGAGGAAATTACAAAACAAATAAAAGAATTGAATATAATTGCAATGAGTGATATACCTTGGTTATCCAATGTAGAAATTAGGGAAAAAATAAAAGATTATAATAGTGAATTGGATAATCTTAATGAACAAAATGAACTTGATTATTATGAAAATGTCGGTGAAATATTATTTAATTATTATGACATTGTTAATCAAAATGCTAATGTTAAAAAAATAAATCCTAAAAAATATACTATCCTTGAAGCACTTAATATTCAAACAGATGATTGTGATTCAAACATAGATAAATGCGAATATAAAGATAAATCAAAATTAGTTAATGAATATTTAGCTATAACAGATAATAAATATATTAACCATATTGATGGAGAATTTACAAATTCTAAATGTATAAATTGTAATAACGAAATGACTAATTTAGTTCAAGAAGCTTTAATTGTATGTTTAAAATGTGGATATCAAGATGTTTTATTAGCAGAACAAAATAGACCTATAATGTTATATGATAAAAAAGACGGTATTCATTATAGTTACAAACGAATTAATCATTTTAGAGAATGGATATCACAAATACAAGGTAAAGAAAGCACTGATATACCAAATGAAGTATTTGAAAAAATACTTAATGAATTAAAAAAAGAAAAAATAACAGATACGACTAAATTAAATCCAAAGTTTATGAGAACAATATTAAAAAAATTAAGAACACATAAATATTATGAACATACTGCATATATTATTAATAGAATTAATGGTATTCCACCACCTCAATTTTCACCAGAATTAGAACAAAATTTATCTAATATGTTTATGCAAACTCAACCATTATTTATTAAATATGCACCCGCAAATAGATTAAATTTTATTTCATATTCTTATATTTTACATAAATTCTTTTTAATTTTAGATATGCCCGAATACCTTGCACTATTTCCATTATTAAAAAGTAGGCAAAAAATTGCACAAAATGAAGAAGTATTTAAGAAAATTTGTAAAGAATTGAAATGGACTTGGATTCCTAGTATTTAAAAATGTCTCTATTATTATTATTAATCAATGTATATTATATTTGACACTGAAACAACTGGTTTAATACCAAAAGATTCTTCTAATAATTTTTATTCTTATAAAAATACAGTAAAATATGATAATTCAAGAATGATTCAAATTAGTTATGAAATCCTAGATTATAATTTAAATATTATTGTTTCTAGAAACTTTTATATTAATGAAGTAGATGTTATTCAAAACTCACAATTTCATAATATTACAAAAGAATTATTAGAAAATGAAGGTGTTACTATAAATGATTTTTGTACTATATTTGAAAAAGATCTTCTTCAATGTAATTGTATGATAGCACATAATTTACAATTTGATTATTGTATTCTATTAAGCGAACTTTATAGATTCGGTTTTATTGATATTATTAATAAAATTAATAATATGAAGTTTTGTTGTTCTATGAGAAAAACTAAACACTTTGTATGTAAAAATAACAAATTTCCTAAATTATTAGAATTATATAATTATGCAAATTCTTCACAACTTCAATCATTACCTAATGCACATAATGCTATGAATGATGTTATTTACCTGCGAACAGCTTTAATTAAATTAAGAGAAAATAATGTATTTGATATATTTATGTGCGAATAATTTTATATATCAATTATATTTTTCATTAAATAATATTATGACCGATAAACTTAATGTTTTGGTTGAAAACAAAAATGAATATTTAGAACATCTTTTAGATATTTCTACTATACCTATATGTAAATTCTTTGTTAATATTTCAAATAATTGCATTTCATTAAAAGAATTTCAAAATGAATTAGTCCTTTTAACTAAATGGTCTAAACAAAAACAAGATGCTAAAATGAATACCATCCATAAATTAATTGAAGAAGACAACGCTACCCCACAATATATGTTAAAAATATTATCAGAAATTATTTCTAAAAGTATTAAAATAAAAATTATTGAAAATAAATCTAAAATTAAATCAATTAAAGTATATATTCCCGAATGGTTCGAGTTTTTATATAAAGTATGTCTCTTATGTTCTAATGAATTTTGGAAAAATCCTTTATTATTTTATAAAAAAGTTACATCTATTGAAAAACAAAATAACATTAATTCTATTGAAAAAATAACTAAAATATGTATTAAAAATGCTTTAAGATCATTTGTTCCTTTACATAAAATTATAAATGAATTATCCACAGTCACAGTAGGTGGTGAAATTAATATTACAAATGAAAATTCTCAAGATCACCAACATTCTCAAGAATCTGAAGAATCTGATAATGATATTCAAGAATATGAACAACCTGGAAATACTATAGATTCACAAGAATCTGAAGAATCTGAAGAATCTGAAGAATCTGAAGAATCTGATAATGATATTCAAGAATATGAACAACCTGGAAATACTATAGATTCACAAGAATCTGATAATGATATTCAAGAATATGAACAACCTGGAAATACTATAGATTCACAAGAATCTGAAGAATCTGATAATGATATTCAAGAATATGAACAACCTGGAAATACTATAGATTCACAAGAATCTGAAGAATCTGATAATGATATTCAAGAATATGAACAACCTGGAAATACTATAGATTCACAAGAATCTGAAGAATCTGATAATGATATTCAAGAATATGAACAACCTGGAAATACTATAGATTCACAAGA